TTAACATTTGATAAATCTAAATGGGGGCCAGGATTTGTTCCAATACAATTCTTATATATGTTTATAAATTATAAAAACAAATTAGGTCCACTTTTCTACTTAATAACAAGTTTATTAATCAAACATCAAAATAAAAAATGTATATATCCAGAAAGATTAGTTAAAGCTTGGAAGAAAGATCCAGATAATATTTTAAAACATAAAATGGATCTAAATTTACAAAAAATGAAGGAGAAATTTTTAGATGATGATATGTTATTTTTTGTTAATGAATCAAACATGGGACAAGGCATTTTACACTACACTTCATCATTATTACATCTGTGTTTAATTTCTTTCCGTGATCAATTGTATAAAAGAATCTGTAAGAAAATGTTTTTTGATAGTGATGATCATGATGATCTTGTCTCTTCTGATGATTCATATACGATATTGAGCTTAGAAGTGAGTAAAAATATTTTTTTACGAAAATTACTGATTTTCCTAAAATGTCAAGAAGTGTCTGAAAGATTATTTAATGTGAGAACTTCATTAACAAAATCTAGCATAAATCCTATAATAGGTGAATTTAATTCTTTATTTGTTTCTAACATGACATTTTTCCCAACTTTAATTAAATTTGCAGTGTCTTCAGTTCATCCAGTAAACACTGATTCTTTTTATAGGATGGTGAAAGAAAGTTGGACGTCTTGTAGACAAATTGTTGAAAATGGTGGGTCATTAGAATTATATTTAATTTCTCATAAGTTAAATAAGATCTTTTGTGAATCTATCTATCACACTGGTGAAGAACAACAGAATGACCCCAGACAATTAGGAATCTTCCACATTCCATATCATATGGGTCATTATCCAATCTTTAATCCTGCAAAAATGTTAATCTATGGTCCAGAATTTTATAATTATTGGTTATATAAAGAAAAATGGGGAGAAATGACTGATATAGAAAAACGATTTTTTCAAAATTCTCATAAGATAGTTAAAGGTGGTATTGTGGATGCATTATCAGAATTTGAAGATGGTGATACAATGATGGGTGGATTGTTAAGAATTGAAGCTATGATTGGTCCTATAAAGCAATTACAAAGAATCAAAGAAACTAGTCCTTTAAGTCGAATAGATATAGAGGAGGCAATTCTTAAGAATCCCTTATTAATAATTTCAAAACCAAAAACATTACAAGAAGTTTTATTTCATACAGTTCATAAGTTATATGTTACTGGTGCTGCTGAAGCTATGAAAACAATTGCTGCCTCAATTTATTATGGTAGAGTCTCAGCCACTGTTACTGCAGAGGTCTTTTACATACCAAATAGTGACATAAAGAAAAAATCATTTCTAGCTTGTATTGGAGAATTATTAACAGATGATCTTCCTACAAATTTTGATGCTCAAATGAGATTCATTTATCCAAAGCATCAAGACTATGATTTGTTAGTTTCATTAGATCCACAAGTGGTAGAAACTCATGCTAGGAATATATTTGAAATTCAAACAATCAGAAAGATGACGACACACAGAATTCATACAAAACTTGTTACTAATGTGGATACTTTATTAAGATACATCTGGCTTGGAGAACCCAGACCAGAACATTTAGAAAATAAAATAAATAGAGATTGGACTATTGTTAAGACTTATTATCCAATGGTCAAAGATACATTACAAGAAACTATGGATCAATTCCCTGGTGATTTAAAAGATAAGACCAAAGCTTTGTTATTATTGATTTTAAAATTGTATTCATTAAAAGATAGATCATTTAAGGGAGTGATTTTTGGTTTAGGGTCAGGAGAGGTTCTGGCTTCATTTGAGACTTTATTCGAACGTAATTTATTTCAGTCACTGAGTGTTGAATATGATTATAAAAATGTGGTTAAAGTGAATCACATAAGGGAATATGGC